TTCAGGAAATTGAATTTGAGCTTGTGCCCTATCATCACAATATCTCTATTAGGAATAAATAATGTCAGACAATTACTTTTACAAAGAAGACGTAGCATTAAGTCTATTACCTGATAGAGATAAATGCTTTGAATACTGCCAGCCTCTTATTAATGCTTATCTTCAACGTGCAAAATGGTGGTTTCTCAAGCTAGATAACAGAGAAGACATTATTCAAGAGCTTAACATAGCCATTATCACAGCTATTAATACTTATGATGCAAAAGAAGGTGCAAAGCTCTCTACTCATATCTGGAATCACTTCTTCTACGCTATGGGTAATTATTCTAAAGCCATGAAGAAGCAATACTTTAGATGTGATGTTCAGCTAGAGGACGAAATGATTGCCGTCTACTTACCTGAATACGAGGAACCACAGGAAGAGCAGGAGGACATTGAGCCAATCAAACCCAAGGGAAGAAGACGAGGAAGACCCAAGAATCAATAGCTCTTGGGTCTATCAGGAGCCTTCAAAAGTGCTTCTCTCGGAACACCTAGCATGATCAGAGCAAAACGAATCGCTCCAAATTCCTCTCTACCATGAAAGCAGATCCTACCATCTCCATAATCAGACTCTCTACTGACAATGTTGCTATGAAGGAATTCAAGTCTTCTCTTAAGAATCTCAATAGCTCTAGACTCAATCATCATCTTACAATTCTTCATCATCATCAAAATCAGTAACCTTAACATCGTCATCTAGCAAGGAATCAGAGCCAGTATTACGCCAATACATATCCTGCTTCTCTGATTCTTCTTCTACTCTTGCCTCTTCTACATTCTTACCCTTGCTTCTCCACTTAGCAATTTTCTCAGCAGCTTTAGCTCTAACGCTATCATTACCAGATCTTTGACCATTAAGCTCTTCTTTTGTCATATCCCAATACATAAGGAATTTGGGTGTCAAAACCTCTCTTAGCTCATCTACTGTCATACTCAAGAGAACAGCCAATACCTTAACCTCTGGTAACTTGTCCATCTCCCAATAATAGGACTTCATCAGATAGATCACACCAAGCTCTTTAGCTGAGAGGTTGAATTCCCAAGGTGTCTGCTTCAGTCCTGCTCTATACCACGGATACTGCTTGCTCATTGTGTTGCTCCTTTTGGGTCTGTGCCCTTCATAAGAGGTTTTCGTATTCGAGAAATTCGTCTACTTATAAAACCTCTCTATGAAATACTGAGAAGGAAACCATCTCTAAAAGGGAATAATTTACCTACTCAGACAGATGTAACCGTTACATTTACTTGTTACCGTTTGTTCTAAGTCTAGGTCTTTCATCTCTGTCTCTATCTGTAGTCTAAGGTATGGTGTCTATGGTCTTTAGAAGTAGAGCAGACCTAGACCAAGACCTGATAGATAGAGATTAGACCAAGACAACAGAACATAGAATGACCTTCCAGAAATAGCCTAACAAATCCTATAATAATAGTGAGGATATTAATTTTTAATCGAAAAAATACCTATGGCATATAAAAATAAAAATCTAGTCAATGAAGACGGAACACCAAAGAGAAGCCCCGGAAGACCTAAGGGAGCCGGTAATAAGGTAGCTACTACTGTAAAAGAAGCTCTAGCTATGTCTTTTAACAACATTGGTGGTGTCAAATGGATGGAAAAATTAGCTGAAAAGGAACCCCGCGCCTATGCACAGCTTCTAGCCAAGCTGATTCCTACTGGTGTTCAAGCCGTAGGAACAGATGGTGAGTCTGCTCCATTGCAAATCAAAATCGTATTAGAAAAGCCAAATAGCAATAAAGACGAAGAATAATGGCAGAGATTAACGTATCAATACCAGAAAAATTAGCGTTTCTATTTGAGCCATACCGTTACAAGATCGCATATGGTGGTCGTGGATCAGCTAAGTCATGGTCATTCACAAGAGCCTTAATTATCAAGGCTTTAGAATCAAAACATAGAATCCTCTGTTGTCGTGAGGTCCAGAAATCTATTAAGGATTCCGTGCATAGGCTCATCTCTGACCAAATCCAGATGATGGGACTAGGAGCCTACTTTGAAATCACGGAAAGAGAGATCAGATGCCCTATCACAGGAAGTCAATTCCTCTTTGCAGGACTGGCCTCAAACACCGTGGAGAGCATCAAGAGCTTTGAGGGAGTGTCCATCGCATGGGTAGAGGAAGCTCAGGTGGTATCAGAGCGATCCTGGGAAATTTTAATCCCTACTATACGTGCTGATGACTCTGAAATCTGGATATCTCTTAACCCTGAATTAGAGACTGATCCTACCTATAAGAGATTTGTAAAGAATGCTCATCTTCTAGCAGACGCTAAATGTGTAAAGATCAATTATGATGATAATCCCCATTTCCCTGATGTATTAAAAGAGGAGATGGAAACGCTTAGAAAAGCAGATATTGAAGCCTATCTACACATTTGGGAAGGTCAATGTAAGAGACACGGCAATGCAATCGTGTTCAAAGATAAATATACCTCCTATGACTTCACTCCTCAGAAGGAATGGAATGGTCCTTATTTTGGTTCTGACTTTGGTTTTGCCAATGACCCTACTACCCTGATCAAGTCATGGGTGTATGAGAGAAAGCTTTACATAGAGTATGAAGTCTTTGCCTCTCAGCTTGAAATTGATATGACTCCTGCTGCTTTTGATGAAATCACCAATAGCAGAAGCTACATCATACGTGCTGACTGTGCTAGACCAGAAACCATCTCTTATATGAAGCGTAATGGCTTTAAAAAGATGATTGCATGTAAGAAATGGAAAGGATCAGTAGAGGATGGTGTAGATTTCCTCAGATCTTTTGATGAAATTGTTATTCACCCTAGATGTAAGCATATCTTAGACGAATTTAGCCTCTATTCTTACAAAGTAGATAGCCTAACCAAAGAAGTCTTACCTGAGATTGTAGATAAGCATAATCACGGTATTGACGCTGTAAGATACTCATTAGAGCCTTTAATTCTTGGTTATAAACAACCTATACCAGAAAGACCTGATTCTCCCATTAAGGACAATTACGGTAATCCAATAACCATTCATAAGATATTCAATCCTAACGCATGGATTAGCTAAGTAAATTCTATAATATAATGTAGAGGAAGTATAATGGAAAATGAGTCTGTAAAAATTGAGCTAATAGAAAAGGCTAAGAGATATTTTAAAGCTGCATCTGAAGCATGGAATGACCAGTATGAGAAATCACAGTCTGATCTACGTTTCTGCTCTCCTGACTGTCAATGGCCTGATGACGTAAAAGCATCACGTATTGGCCGTCCTACGTATGCCTCTGACCGTATCAATGCTCAGGTAAAGGCCATCGTCAATGCTCAGAGAGAGAACAGACCAGCCGTAACCGTCCATGTATCCAACGATGGAGCAGACCAAGACACAGCAGAAGTCTTACAGGGAATGATCAGACACATTGAAAATGAGTCAGATGCAGACCTCGCATATGATCAGGCTTTTGAAGATGCTGTGAGATGTGGTATTGGCTTCTGGAGAATTTTAACCAAATATGCTCCTAATAGCTTTGATCAAGAGATATCAGTAGAAGCTATTCCCAATCCTTTCTCTGTCTATATTGATCCTTCATATAAGCGTATTGATGGCTCTGATATTGGTTGGGCTTTTATTACTTCTACTCTTACAGAAGATGAATTTAAGCTTACCTATCCAGATGCAGAAGCTTCAGGCTATTCAGGCTTTGAATGGGTAGGATTACAGAATAAGGCTCCAGGTTGGTTCTCTAATGATGGGAAGACCTGTGTAATAGCAGAATTCTTCATAAAGGAAGAGAATGAGAAGACACTTGTTAAGCTATCAGATGGTCGTGTCTTGGCAAAAGAAGATCTATCACCTGAAGAGAAAGACCTTATTCAATTTGAGCGTTCTATTAAAGAACCTGTAATTAAATGGTATAAAATCAATGGTTTAGAGATTCTTGAAGAGACTGTATGGCCCGGTAATAGAATTCCAGTTATTCCTGTCTTTGGTGACGCTCTCTTAGTAGATGGGAAAAGAGTCTATACAGGTCTAGTAGGCAACATCAAAGAAGAGCAGATGATGTTGAACGTAGCCAAGACTACAGCTATTGAGATGATTGCTCAGGCTCCTAAAACACCTTGGGTAGGTCCAAAGGGCTTCGTAGGAGACAGAAAAGAAGAATGGGCTAATGCTAATGTAAGCAATAAAGCTTATTTGGAATATGACAATACTGATGACTCTGGTAATCCTATTGATAAACCAGAGAGAAACGTAGCTGAACCTCCAATTCAGGGTATTCTCACCTTAGTAGGAACAATTGAGAACGATATTAAGGCTACAAACAATCTATATGATCCTTCAATGGGTCAGAAGATCAGTAATCAGTCTGGTGTAGCTGTTAAGGCTCTACAAAATGCTGGTTCTGTTACCAATTATCATTTCTCAGATAACCTTTCAAGAGCTATTAGACTTGAAGGTAGAATGTTCTTAGAGCTTATTCCTAAGGTCTATTCAGAGAAGCGTGTTATTCGTATTATTGGATTAGATGACAAACATAAGCTCGTAACAATTAATGGCGAAGGCTCTCCTGATGAAACCGGAGTAGAAAGCACAGACGGAACAGCCAAGATCTATGACGTTACCAAGGGTGGTTATGACGTAGTGGTAACGGCTGGACCAAGCTACCAGACGAAGAGACAAGAGAATCTAGCCATGCTCCTAGACTTGGCCGGTAAAGACCCTCTCCTAATGCAGGTAGCTCCTGACCTCATCGTGTCTCAATTTGATTCTCCCGTAGCCATCCAGCTAACCAAGAGACTTGAGAAGACCCTTGCTCCCGGTCTGTTAGATGACTCCATGAAGGATCTACCACCTGATGTAGTGAAGCGTCTACAGCAGGATCAGATGATGATCCAGCAGCTAACGGAAGCCCTGAAGAAGGAAACCGAGCTAGCCAACCATGAACAGGCTCTAGTCACAGCCAAGATTCATGCTGCTCAGATCCAGCAAGAGACAGAATTGCTCAAGCTAAAGGCTCAGATGATCCATGAAACCAATACGACAGCCTTTAAAGAAGAGCTAAAGGATATGCAGATGAAGAATCAGGCTATCCATGACATGCTTATCAATAACCAGAAGCATCAATTGGATATGGAAAAGATAATTGCTAAGGCTCACGCTGATATGGCTCATACAGTAGTAGATAAGTCTTACAAATCAGAGCCTAATCTTCCACAAATGCATGAATAATTAAAATTTAATGCCCTTATTGATAAATCATTAATAAATTTGACTATAATATATAGTGAAGAGTACAAGAAGCTCTATAAAAATCTTGTTTAACCTTGGGGAAACCATGAGTGGTGAAATCTTTGATCTTAATGATCAAACAAAAGAACAAACATCTAATGACGAATCTGTGGCCTTAGAAGTCCAAAACGAAGTAGAGTCAGATCCTACTAAACCAGTAACAAATGAAGTATCTGAATCTGAGCCCGATGAAGACGCTATTTTAGCTAATCAAGAGGAATCAGAAGAAGCAGACAAGGACGATGAAACCAAGTCTGAAGCAGAGTCAGATTCCGCTAAACATCGTAGTAGAGCCGCTGAGAAGCGTATTGCTAAGCTCGTTAAAGAGCGTGAAGCCCTTAGAGGTCAATTAGCATTATTCCAACAGCAAATGACTCAAGGCTACAGTCAGCAAGAGGCATATCTTCCACCTGCTGCTCTTGATCCAAGCTTTCCTGATCCAAACAAGTATCCAGAAGGTGAAAACGATCTGGATTACAAGCTAGACGTAAGGGAATATCAGAGAGAACAGGCCAAGAAGGATGCTGAATGGAAGGGTAAAGTCAAGGAAGCTATTACTAAGTATCCTGACCTTCCTGAATTAATCGAAGCTGACGAAGCTAAATCTAATCCTACGATGGTTCAATTAATAAAAGATTCTCCAGTATCAGTAGAATTGTTTTATCACCTTATGGCTCATCCAGAAGTGTCTAACAAGATTGCTGATATGTCTCCTGCTCAATCAGCAAGAGAAATTGGAAAGATTGAAGCAAGACTAGAAGCAGAAAAAGAAAGTAAGGCTAAAACCACTACTACTGCTCCTGTCAAAAAGGCTCTTCCATCTCCTCTATCTCCTGTAAAACCAACAAAGACTGCTGCAATCGCTAAACAGGCAGATTTCTCAGTCTACTAAAACGCCAAACACTTCTATAAAGGACTTCTAAAATGGCTAATGTATTTAACAACAGAGTAGAAATCACTAAATCTGCTCTTAAAACACTTAAAAATAACACTGAAATGGCTTCCCGTGTCGCAAGACGTTGGGATGGTGACTTCACTGGCTCTGTAAAGATCGGTGACACTCTCAAAATCCGTAAGCCCGGTTACATGGAATACCGTACTGGAGCTACTGCCTCTCCTTCTAGCTTCAATGACACCTATGCATCCATCACCATTGCTCAGGGTGGTGCTGATATGCAGCTAACCACAAAGGAATTAACCTTAAGTGTCAATGAATTTAACAAGCAGGTAACAGAGCCTCTAATTGCTACAGTAATTCAGCAAATTGACAAGTCTCTTGCTGATCAGGCTATGAAATTCCACCAGTTCTCAGGAAAGATTGGAACCGCTGTTAATGGCCTCGTTCCCTTCTTAAATGCTAAGGCTGTCATGGAATCTCAGGCTGCTGTTCGTGATGACGGTAAGCTCTCTGCTCTCTTAAATCCTTACACTCAGGCTAATATGATTGGTGGAATGTCTACTCTCCTCAATCCTTCTAAGGAAATCAGTGATCAGTATCGTAACGGTTCTCTTGGTTACGCTGGTGGTTTAGACTTCTATAGCTCTGCTAATGCTCCTACTCAGATCCTCGGAACTTGGTCAGGAACCTTAGTCGTAGGTGGGACTCTTCCTGCTGACGGTGCTACTGCCTTTACTATCGGTGGAATGACTGGAACCTTTGCAGTAGGTGAGAATTTCACCATTGCTGGTGTCCATGCTCTCAATCCTCAGGGTAAGGCTGTACAGGGTGAATTGAAGCAGTTTGTTGTAACCTCTCAGGTTGGAACCACTGTCAATTTCAGCCCCGCAATGATCCTCACTGGACCACAGCGCAACATTGACGCATTACCTATTGCTGGTGCTGCTGTCTATCCTTGGGGAACAGATGCCGCTTCTGCTTTAGCTGCTGGTACTGGTCAGATCGTAAAGGTTTCTCCTGTATTCCATGAAGAAGCTATTGCCTTTGCAATGGCAGACCTCGTAGACACCACTGGTTTCGGTGGAGCTACTTGCACTCGTGTTAAGGATGACCTCACTGGTCTTCGTCTTCGTTCCAGCTTCTGGTATAACGGTACAGATGACTCTGCTTTATATCGTCTTGACGTTCTATTCGGTTCCGGTCTTCTTCGTGAAGGTCATGGATCTAAGGTAATCGGTTAATTCTGATTAGTAACAATTAATAAGTCTAATCCGTGGTTTCCCCTTAAAAGGAGCCACGGATTACTTTTATAAGCATCAAAAATTCTATAATATAAGAGAGGAATAATTATGTCAGAAACCAAATTTCCCTGTTTTGTTTATCACCCTACTAAACCTGCTTTTATTTGTCCATCACAGGACTTCTTAGATACATTGGTTGACGGTAATGAGTATGAATTTGAGCCCTTTACTGGCCCTAGAAAGCCT